ACTGGCGTTTATCGTGAATATCTTTTAGATAAGGAGATGGGAATGTTTTCAAGTCCTGGAACTTATACTCCAGCATCAGGAACTGTATCTTATGAGCCGAGTGTTGACTTTACAATTAAAAAATTAACTGCTGCAATGATTCAAGAAATTCATTTAGTAGCTCAAAACGTTGTATCTTTAATTGTTGAAGATATAAATGGTGATTATTGGTTATTTGGTTATGATAGAGGAATGGATTTATTGACATGGTCAACTGATTCAGGGCAAGCGATTACGGACATGAATGGACACAAACTTTCCTTCAAAGGAAAAGAGATAGCTCCGATTTATAAAGTTGCTGCTAATCAAATTGCTCCATTATTATAATTAACAACTTTTTTAATTTAAGCTCAGGCCTGTAAGCTTGAGCTTTTTTTTTAAATAACAAATTGATATATTTGTACGTTATATAAGTATGATAACAATTAATAAAAATAATAGCAATATAGTTATCTTAACACTTACTGAAAAATGTTTGTTAACTAATCCTTATTTTTTATTTGAGTTTAAAAACGTATCAACAAACACAAAACAATTTATTATTCCAATTGATATTAGTACAGAAACTGATAGGTTTAATGAATTTGTTATTATAGAAACAGCATCACCAACAATCCCTCAAATCAAGTTGACTGTAGGGGATTATGAATATACAATTTACGAACAAGCAAGTAGCTCGAACACAAATCCAGCGGGATTAAATGTAGTGGAATTAGGTTATGCAACTTGTTTTGATTTAACTACAGTTACCTTTGCTGAATACGAGGGTGGCTCAACAACTAATAAAGTTTATAATGGCTAGAAAATTAGAAGTATATAATGACATAATTACTATTAAAATGGATGTTAACCAACTTCCTACTTATAAAATTGATACGAGTGGTGAGTTTGTAAAATGGGGTAAGGATAATAACTTTCCAAAAGAATTATTAAATTCTTACAATAATCATCCTGAGCATGCTGCTATTTTAAAAGGTAAAGCACGTTATCTTAGCGGACTGAAAATAGTACCAAGTCAAGATTTACCACAAGTTCAACAATTTTTAGCCAAGGCAAATAGATTTGATTCATGGTATGAATTAAGAAAAAAATGTGATTCCGATAAAGCAATTTATGGAGGTTTCGCATGTCAAGTAACTACAAATTTAATAGGCCAACCGATTGAGTTTTACCATTTAGATATGGGCAAAATAAGACTAAGTGCAGATAATTGCGGAGCTTGGTATAGTGAAGATTGGACTGCTAAAAGTTATCATTTAAAGAAAACTTACTTTCCATTTTACAAGGATGGGTTTATAGGTGCATCAATTTACTATTCTAAGGACTTTACACCTTCGTTAAATGAATTAGATGGACTTTATCCTTCACCCGATTATTCAAGCGTTCTATTAGACATTAATACCGATATTGAGATTAGTAACTTTTTTCATAGTTTGGTAAAGAATGGATTTAGTGCTGGTCATATTATAACTTTTTTCTCGGGTAAATTAACACCTGAAGTTAAAGAAGACATCAAAGAAAGATTTCAAGAAAAACATCAAGGCACACAAAATGCTGGTAAGGTAGTATTAAGTTTTACTAATCCCGATGGCAAAGGTGCAGAAGTTGTAAATGTAACTCCAACAGGATTAGCGGACCAATACGAAGCGTTAAATAAACGTAACCAACAAAAGATAATAACAGGACATAACGTTCCGGGAGTATTGTTTAAAATTAAAACTGAGGGTACTTTAGGAGATCGTAACGAATTAGATTTAGCACACGAATTATTTATTAACGAATACGCTAAGATTGAACAAGTAGCTTTTAATAAGTTTATTGATAAAATGTTTAAACTAAAGACTGGTTTAGATATTACATTTGAAGTAGAACAAGTTCAGCCAATAGGCAAAGAACTTCCATTAGAAAATCAAAATGTTATCAATGCTTTAAATGCACGTGATCCTAATATTGTAACTAATTATATTATTGAAAAATACGGGTTAAAGATTGAAGCTGCAGAAATTGGTTTACCAAGTGCAACTGTAATACAAGAAGAAATACAAGTAAACGAACACTTAAAAAACTTAACAGGCAGACAAAGACAAAATCTTTTTAATATAGCCAACAAGTTAAAGAAGGGTGATTATACAGCGGACCAGGCATTAATAATGATTAAAACAGGATTTGGATTAAGTGATGCGGATGCTTTAACGTTCTTAGGAATAGCTCAGGATGAAATGAATAATGAGGTTGTAAAAGTTCAACAATCAGCTGATAAAGAAAAAAGATTTATTGAATGGGTAAAAGCAAATGCTGTAGATGTAGATGATGATGACGAAATAATAGACCTTGAGTATGTAAACTTTAAAGATTCAAAACAAGTTCTAAGATTTGAGTTATCGAAACAAAAATTATACACAACCAATAGATTACAATTATCAATTACTGATTTACGAAATGCAATACTGAATCAATTTAAAGGTAATCCATTTGCGAAACCTGAGGAACTTGCGAAGTCATTAAATGTAGATGTTGAAAAAATAAATAATGAAATAACCTGGTTAAAAGAAAAAAAACTAGGTAGCTTTTTAGATGGGATATTTACACCAACTCAAAAAGGTTTAGATAAAGATACTGAAGATTATGATACCGAAATTTACACTGTTTATAAATACGATAAAAGACCTGATGTAAGTGGTCCAAAAAGATTACCAACAACAAGAGAATTCTGTTTACAAATGATGATTGAAACAAGTGGTCGAGAAACTGTTGATGGAAAAAATGTAGCACGAAGATTAACCTACGAACAAATAGATGCTTTTACCAACGAGTTTGGAGAAAGTGCTTGGGATTTCAGGGGAGGATTTTATAATGATGGAACTGAAACAACTCCTTGGTGCCGCCATATTTGGGTTGGTGAAACTAGGATAAAACGTAAAAAGAAATAACATGAGTACACTTTGGATAGGTCAAGATTATTTAATTAGACATTCGGTTATTGACGATAACACGGAGTACGATAAGATAACACCAGTTATTGAATTGGTACAAGATAAATACATACTTCCTTTATTGGGAACGAGTTTATATAATACTATTGAAACTCATATCTTAGCTTATATAAATAACGCAACAACAATTCCCGCAGATTACAAACTAATAATTGATAACTACATTTTAAAAATGATGGTTCACTATATTATGTATGAAAGCTCACCAACATTTAAATTTCGATATGCTAATAAAGGCATAATGACAAATAGTAGTGATAACGGGCAACCGATACCTACTAATGACATGGAATATTTAATGAATATTTGGAAAACAAATGGTGAGATGTACGGAGATAGAATGATAAAATATTTAAACTATAATAATTCTACTTATCCAACTTACAATACTAATACAGGTGCAGATATATTTCCGGAACGTAATGCTTACGATGTAGACATTTATTTAGGCACGAAAATTTTAGGTAAAAAAGATTATAGTAATATACAAGATAATAGAGATAATCCAGTATGGCAATAAGAAATAAAACAAAGATTGAAATAAAAAAGTACATTAAAAAAAATAAGAAAAAAATAGATGCTTACATTAAACAAATTGGTAATTGCGATAGAAAGTTATGCCACTGCTCACAAACAAATTAAGAGCTGGTTTTTTGGCGATCCTTGGGATGAATTAAATGGAGGGCAATCTATTCATTATCCTATGTTATTCGGTACTTTGCAACCTAATCGAATTAGTGGAACGAGTGATGTAACTGTAATTAGATTTTATATTTGTGATAAAAGCAAAAAAGGATTAAGAAATCAACTAGAGGTCTTATCGGACTGCAAACAAATATGTTTAGATACTTTAATTTATTTTATGCAGTATGATTTTAGCGAACTAATAAAGATAAATAGTGAGGTAACTTTAACTGATTTTGTAGATGCTTTTAATGATGAAGTAGCGGGATGGTATTTTGATATAGAATTTAGTGCAATATTTGAATGGGATGCATGTAGTATTCCGATAACAAATCC